AAACTATATTAGCCCCTGTGTGATGGCTGTAGCCCTCAATACTCTGAAGCAACTGACGTAGCTCAGGGTCAGTAGGCCCCATGAAGTCTGTGAATCTCAGCCCAGAACGCCTTAAGTCCTCGATAAAACTCAGCGGTACGTCATAGTAATCTGCAAGTATCTCGTTAGCTTGTCTGAATATTCTGCGACGCTCCTCAGGGTTAAATCTTAATATAGCAGTCTGCTCTGCCAGTATTTGATAAATGGCGATCTCGTTTCGACCCGCAGCCCATTGTTCCGCTTCGGATGGGATTTCCTGTCCATTCTCATCTACACTCCTAACAGTAGAAAGTTGCTCTCCACGTAGTTGCTTCTCCAGTAGTGCTACTCCGTCGTAACCTTGAGCAGATACTGCACGTTGTATCAGTAGGTTCCTAAATCTATCGGGTAGTAGATCCTCGAAGAAAGCATCTACACGATCAGGAGCAATAGCAGTTATGCCAGCTAACATGGTTTTAGGCCATGCAGGAAGCAGTTCTCCTATCTGCATCCAGCCTGTTTTGGCTCCAAATACTGACATAAGAAATCCAGTAGGAAACCCAGGATAGAATCCAAACCTACCTAATTGATCTAATACCTCTGAAAAGCCCTCGAATTGATCGTAGAATTCTGGATAGTCACGCATTGCGAGACGTCTAAACCCACCCATAAAGATACCACCTCTGAGGGGGTTGACTTCGTAGGAGGTGCCAGGTATGTGGATGTAGCCACCGTCTGTATTATCGAGATACTTACCTAGTGACATATATGTTCCTGGATGACGGGTAAACTCCCTTGGCAACCACCAAGCCCATCTGTGGGCCTCATATGTCCAAAACGGGAAGATGCTTCTAAGAGTACGACTTACGGCGGTGGCGTTGTCGTAGTCGGGGAAGTCTTGGCCCCATCTGAAGTTAGTTTCTTCTAAGGCTTCCTTCCTGAGCTGTTGCCAATCACTACTGAGTATCTGCCTTAATGCAGGACTGCCACCATCTATGCTTTCTTGTAGTGTGCCTCTAACAGCGGGTATAGACGTAGATACTAGAGGCTGTGCAATACGTTGACGGAGTATATGTGCAGGAATAATAAGCTCAGATTCGGATACACTACCTATGGCAACTATGTCATCTATGGACACCGTAATATTATTAATAGTAGGGTCTTTGACCGTCCAAAGACCATCCACTAGTTTCGCAGCCTCAAACTCACTTGCTGCTTTAGAGGAAGACGAAACATTGACGTATTCTCTACCACCAATAGGCCCTAGGGAACGCTTTCCTAGTTGAGAACTACTTCCTCTATATATCTTTATGTAACCCGTAGGAAAGCGTTCCCTTAAGATTTCTCTAATCTTCCTTACATACTCCGGCTTCTGTTGCGCTAGTCTTCCTATAGATTGTAGAGAAGCATTATTTGACGTGTCTAACCACGCTTCCATGAACTGATTGATCTTTGGCGCTTCAGCATTTACTATATTAATAACTCTCTGCTTTAGAGCCGGAATAGTTTCAGGGTTGATCCCTTGGTCTCCAATCTTAGGCGAACCGTATATAGCATCTGCTGTTTCCTGTGTTATCGTGCCTGATCGAACTCTATCTTCTTTAATTCTAATTGTTTCGGCTACCTCTTCTGCGGTCAGAGGACGAGTAAATATATCCCCATCATCCGCAGTTATAGTTCTGTCTCTAGCAGGTGCTCCTACTATCTGTCTTAATGCCTCTGTAGTATCGTCACTAATAATACTATGACGTTGTTGGCCTATTCTAATGACGGCATCCTTTGCACTATTTAACTGTCCTAAACTAGGCATAAGTAGTGGGTCGCCGTTATTGAGGTCAGTAATCCCCGTCCGTCCCACAAACTTCTCCATGATATCTCTATATACTCTTCTGACATTAGCCGTAGTATATCCAAGATCATTGGCAGTCCTACCCTGTGGTTTACCTAGCTCATCTGCCTTACCTCTAACCTTTGAAATGAAGCTCTTCTCACCCCTAAAGGCCATTACTTCTGGCATGTAGAGCTTACTATTTAACTCCGCAGAGGACACTCCAAATAATTGCGCGATATGATCTGGCACTAAGCTTATCTGATAAGCATCTACTAATCTAGCGCTCCCCATACCTGACAGACTTGATCGTATCTGTTCACCCGCATTCCTTGCCAATAGCCTTGCGTCTTCTACCTGTCCCCACGCAAGGTCAACCTCGTAATAATATTGACTATAGAAGGCGTGGCCTTCATCTCCTATACGCTTACCCGCTTCGAGAAAGGATTTACCACTCGGCTCAAAGAATTGACGCCTTACTGCATCCTGACGTAGCCGTGCGTTTCTGATCTCTGCCACTTCATCCATCCAGTGTTTGGTCAAATCAAGATACTTCTGCATCTGCTCCGCAGGCATATTAGCTGCCAGTTCGCTTACTCTAAATTTATTCTGCATATCGGTTATAATTCTAGCTATGTTATCCGCAGACGTAGTTAGATGTGGAAGGAGATCATTCTCCCAAAGATTCTGATATGCTTTGTCTTTATCTTTGGGTATAGTTATTTTTCTATACTCCAGTTGAGCAGTCTGTAACGCTACATGGGTGCTGTCTCCGTATAGCTCGGCGATCTGATCTACTGCAAGCATCTTATGGTCAAGGTCTTCTACTGTTTGTGGAGTCCACTGTATAAAGTCATCCACCATATCTGCGAGATGCCTACTGTAAAACCGAGGCGAACTTATGTATTGCTGTATAATCTGTTCTCTAAACACATTATCAAACAAATCATTGATCCCACGAGCACCCATTGCCCATAGCTCGCCAGTGGTACCTTTCTTAATCAGCAGGTCATGTATGTTGGCGCTGATATTAGTAAGTGGCTGTATATGGCGGCTTAGCTCGTTAGCTCTTACCATATTAGGAGTAAAGGTATCTGGGAGATTAAGCAAGTTATCAGTATAACCCGTAAGCAATCTGTCGGCCATCTCCTGTCTATAAGCGTTTAACTCCTTCTTCCGCATCAACGGCTCGAGACTAACAGTAGCGGCTTGGACTGCCTCGCTTATGGCTTCTACTGTATTAGGGGCACGCTGTGTTATTATTTTCTTGTACATACCCTGAAAGTAGTTGCTTTTCTGCGCAGAAGCCATCGCTGCACCCCAATCATATCCTAGAGGAAGTTCTCTAAACCCAGGTACATTTATGCTAACTTCCCTGCCTGCGACTTCACGGGTAAATGAGAGTGACTTCATCGACCTACCCTGGAGTAAGCTATCTAGCCAGGTCTCGGTAGGCTTACTGTACTGACCTAACGCCTTATCTGGCTGTTCTAACTGTAGAACAAATTGAGAGGGAAAGTTTACCTCATGTGGTACACTACCTTCAATGCGATTAAATAATGTAGCCGCTTTAGTGTAGACTGCTTCCCCGTCATATAATGGGTTGACGCCGGCCAGCATTGTCTTACCCGCGCTCTCAATTACATTAAACGGGGCATAGGCACCAAATAGTAGATATGAGCGGGCAAACGGCATAGTAGCCCATTTATCCAGCAAATCCACGAAGACCATCCGTGTAATCCTATCCATACGATTAAGCATCTGTGCAATGATACCTCGTTGATATCGTATGTTGGCGATCTGACTCCTATGTGCTTTGACAAATGTATCTCGCCCATGTGCGGTTACTTGGCTCATCATGGTCTTAGTATCAGGAGCGTCTAATACTGAATAGGCTCCTGCGCGTAATTTATTCCGCATACCTACGACAAATTCACGTACTGCCTGGAAATCCTTAGCTGGTATATCCAACACATTACTAATCAACTGCGCCGTCATCGTGGGGCGTAGGAACTTGGTCATTCCCATGCCATCTGTCATACCAATCAGACTAGATAGCTGTTCCAAATGAGCATCCGTCAAGTCTCTAGTAAGCCCAAGTCGACTAACAAGCCCCTGGGCTTCCTCTACTGTGACGGTGCGCTCTCCTAGCAGATAAATCCCTACACGGGTAAGTTCATCAGGAGACTGCGGATTATCCAGAGCATTATCAATACCCGCTCTAAGCATTGTAACTAGGGTGTCTTGGTCTTGATTCATCAACGATGCATGCTGTGGGTGGGCATTCTCTACTGCAACTCTAAGAGCATCATGAATATTCAGCCCGTGGCGCTGACCTCTTTGATATATAGTACGCCCTGCTATGCCTGCACCCTCTGGTATGACGCCAATCTCGGGAAGTCCTATTACTATCTGAGGGCCTCCTGCGTATACTCGTTTCGCTATGTCGAAGGGTAACTCGGCAGCCCTAATCCAGCCCCGCTCCATTGTCCCCAAGGTAGCATTGACCATTGGTACACGACCTAATAACCCAGGCTTAGTGAAGACTCCAAACCCAAGCAAGTTAAGCGGATCAGTACTTACTTCGACGCCAAATTTAAGAAGCCCATTAGAGTCCCAATTTTCAAACACATACCTAGCAGCTTCCCAACGGCTTAATCCGTCAGATTTCGCATTTAGGAACGCCTGTTCATACTCAGTAGCCTGTCGATCTATTAGGCCAAATCTTCGAGACATCCTACCTGTCTCTAATGTAAATAACCCCGCAATGGGTTTGCTGACCTCGTGGCTCCACCACTCAAATGGCTTAAACAGCGCGATAGCGGGCCTACTAAGTGCCTGTACCCATCTAGCCTTGTCGATCTCAGACTTCATGTCATTGTTGGGGTCACGAAGGCTTTCTATTAATATTCCCAGGCGGTCTGTTTGCTGTCGCACACTATTAGCAAGCCGCTCTGTCTCCTCTGTAAGCCCAGGATAACGTTCTGCGATGTCTTCTGCAGAGACATCCATTTCCTTGAGCACCGCGATTACCTCGGCCATTGACAGATAATCAGGCAGCGTAAACCGTCGCATATCCCCAATTGCTTTAATCAGATCATCTGCTGGAAGTGTAGGATCAAGGCTATGTAGAGTTCTTCCCGCCCCACCTTCACGTTGGAGTTCCCTGAGAAGGTCTTGGGTGTCTATTCTATTTACGTCAGTTCTGGAAATTAAATCCTGCAGAAATGCTTTATCTTCGCCGCTGACCAAATCCATATTCGACGTAAGCCTAGGTAGCAGCTCTTCAAGTGTAGTAGTTTCACCTGCGCCTAGCATCCTTCCCACTACGGCGATGGCTCCTAATCTCAGATCGGCACTATGGACTGTTAGTAATTCCACTTCCAGCGCAGCCTCGTTAGCCGTTGATTCTGCTTCAAGTTGCGCTCTATTCTTGACGTGATCTCCGCCGCCTAAGAATCCTAGACTAGGCAGCAGGGTATCACCTCCAGGAATAAAGGACTTGACCTTCTGAGTGACCATCTCAGTAATTTCCCGTGCTACAATTACGGGCTTATCGCTAATATCGAGTGGCCCAGGTAGATCAATCCTACTCACAGGCTTAGGTTGCAGGAGAGATTGTGCAATCCGCAGTTGGTCTTTCTCGATTTGCTTTGCTCTAAAACTCGCCACACTAAGCCGACTTTCTTCCTCGGCTACTACCTTATCTACTCCGGGGAACAGCTCCCGTGACTCTCGTGGCTCCCGTGACTCTCGTGGCTCCCGTAGTTGATCTTCCGGGATGTCGAATACTCTATTCCTATTACCCACCTAATCGCTCCTGTAGCAGTCCAGGCAGGATGCCCTCTGCTTCGCTTCGATCTGAGGTACCAAGTCTATCAGCTTGAGTAGGCTCACCTGTGAGGTTCTTTCGCAGTAGCCCTGCGATGGTGTCAAACATTACTGCGGCTTCTTGATTACGTGCCCTTCTAGAGGTATCAGCCAGGCGTTCAAATGCACTTATCACCACAACCTGTGTATACGCAGGATGCTGCTTAGCACGTTCACCGTCTAATTTCGCCATACTAGTACTTACGTTGTCTACCTCCGGCAGGAACATCTCAATGACCTCATCTAAAGGCAATTCCAGACGTGGATTAAGCATTTTAGCAGTTTGTACTCGATTCTGTAAGTCTCCTGGTATCTTGACGCTGTAGCTCGATACCACGGCAGTATCAATTAGCAGTGACTTATCTATAGCAGGCCATTCAACAGGTAGTGTTCCCTCTAATATCCGCTGATACCAGAAGTTGGTAACAGTACTCGCCATATACTGAATTGCATAATGTAGCGGGTCGAGCAACTGCATTGCGGCTTCGGCGGCCTGCGTAACCAATACTCCTGTAACCTCTTGCAGCACATTACCAAAGGTTAGATCAGAGAACCCCCCGCGTTGCATTTGACCTCGTAGACTAAATAGTAAGCTGGTCAGCTCCACAGGTATGCCAGCTTGTTGGACTACTTCGACGGTGTCATTCAGTCCTAAGTAGAAAAATGCACCTCTCTTATACCAGTCGTCTGGGTTTACGGGAGAGGTATCACCCTGAGATTTAATAAGCACCCTGGGATTGGCAGTATCTCTAAGTAGCTGCTGCATAAACGTCTGCTGTTTATTGAAATTCTGATAAAGCGGAGCATTAGTAGCCAGCACAGACTGCCCGACATTACCCATGAAGTCACTATCTATATTACCATCATCTGGAAGTCCTCCTACCGCATTAACCACCACTGGAATGTCAGTAAGTCCAGGCACAGGAGACATAGGCTTTACGGTCTCGCCATGCAAATCCACTCCGTGATATATAGTGGAACCAATCTTTTTCCATAGCTGAACTTCGAGTATTTTACCATCGAGTTTCTTCCTAGGAAACAACCACCCGCCTTTTACAATACTATTATGTGCCTGTACTGAACTGATACTCCTAATTCGGGCCAACCTAAGCAGTCCGTCGTCTGTGCGATCTGAGAATTCAGGAAACACTGTTGCAGGATTCCAATAGTCAACGAATAGCCGTCCGTTACCCTCTACCATATAAGGCACCGCAGACCAGCCAGTAGCCGCCAAGAACCCTATATAGGATCGAAACCAACTTCCTCTACCACGCCTTGCCTCTAGACCCTCTACTCTATCCCAGACCCTACTGAAATACTGCTCAATCACAGTGGCAAATTCTAATACCTCGTCCCCCAAGGCGACTCCATTAGAGGATACCAACTTGTGCGTTAGAGGCTTAGGGCGAAGTAGGTAAACCGCCATGTTCCACGTAGTCCTGGGGTCGTTGCCTACGAAACTCTCCATGTCTTTCTGCGCTAAGTTGTCGTCCATCTTCAGCAGGGAGTACCAGGAGCTGAAGTTCTTGGCCCTTGCAGAGTATTGTTTTTCGAGTTCTTTGGCCTCTCTACTTATATCAGTAGCGGGGCTGCTCATTAGAGACATAAACCCAGTTAGTCTATCTAGCATCTCGTGCCCTCGATATAAAATATTTGGCCGTTCTTAAAGAAACCCCAAACAACTTCGCAATATCCCACATACTTAGCTCTGGGGTCTTCTCTTTAATCTTAGCCGCATACGTGCCGTAGCAATTCTTAGTGTATCTCGACATATTATGGTGTATCGCAATGTTACCGTCGCGAGAAACCCACACCCGCGCATTTAGCACGATCTCCTTACCACACACTGCACAACTAGGATAGTCGTAGGCGTAATGTTTATCCATCACAGTGTAGATAAACAGTGGAGTTACCAATTCCACCCCGCACGCCCCAAGAATCCCCTCTTCTGTGGACGACCTGATCGTGTAGCTGCCATTATCATGGCACTATCGTGGAAGTCATCACTACCTAAAAACTGTACACTATCACCTGAATACTTGACCTGTCGCATCTCACGCACTAAGTCAAAGTCATGTGTCTCCAGCTGCCCTAGTAGCCCTTGAAGACAGGTCATTGCGTATATCTTAGTTCCAGTGGCTCCAATCCTTGCAGGCCCAGTAGTCATCCAGCCTATTTGCTTACTGCTAATCCCGCTAACGATGTCAGTTCTGTAATAGAGATGGGGATAATTCTTGACTTCCCCACAAAATGCCGCACCATGACCGTTTGCCTCACAGACAATTAATGCGCCGTTGTAATATTTGGCTAGCTCCATAACCATCGGGGCGAATACATCTGAGGTATACTTCCCACTGAGTGTAGCTTCGTGCCTTACCTTAGTGTATCTCTCAAGATCATGTCTCCATACAGTAGCTACTGACCGCGTAGCCTTCCCTTGGCCTGGGTCAACTGCAATACTATACGGTATTTTATCTTCTGGAGTAAACCAGACCTTAGCCCCTTTAAACCCATATGAAGGATCATAACAACCCTGACGAAGTTTATCCATCTCCACATAATCATAGAATGGCTCCTTAGTAGACATAAAGCAACTTACGATGTCCTCGTAGAACTCCTGCCAAAAGCTGCTGTGTATTTCGCTAATCTTTCTGCGCCGCCATCTTATTCTATCTGCTGCTTCCTCATCTCTCCAGCCAACGCGCAATATAAGATCAAGTTCTTCTGCAGTATAGACGAGGTCTGTTCGATCTGCCACTAAAGCATATTTACTCCCCGCCGGAATACGGTACTCCTCTAACATCCACCACGGAATCTCATGCAGCGCCCACACACTGTTACCGTCCAGAGCTTCCTGAACCAGCTCATAAAACGCATTAGGTTCCCGCTCTGTACCCTCACCATTAGGGGTACTCTCTAGTGTTATATTACCCCCCAAAGGTACGGCTTGCATTACAGGAGTTAGTATCTTCCACGGGTTGGGCCAGAAGGCGAACTCACTTCCTATGAACTCGTGTATTGGCTCTCCGCGACCAAAGGTCTTAGCGCCTGCTGTTCCGATGTAGAAGGTAGATTGAGTACCCGACTCCTTTTTAGGAAATGACATTTGATACTCAGCGTCGTGTTTGAGTTCGGGCTTCAGCCCATCAGGCAGCGGCAATCTCTGATGCATTAACCTCACACGGTTAAGAAGCCGCTTGGTGAGGAACTCCTCATGAGCCACTACTACTGCGTTTATGCCGCCCTCTGTGATTACTCTCTTATACCCCTTCGCCAAGTAAAGTGTGGTACTCCCAATTTGCCTAGGCTTGAGAACCAAGTCCCTCCCAGTAAATCCTCCATTAAGCTGCTGTTGTATTGGGTTGAACTTGAATCTCACCAACTTCCCATCACGATCTTCTATGATGATGAACATTTCGCAGAAGTATTCATCGTCTACTAAGGCGCGAGCGAGTTCTTGTGTAACTGTACTCGTCATTAGTGTATACCTCTAACTCGTCCACTATTTACACTCGCATAGAACACTTGTTTGCCCTTCTTCCCGTATGTCCGCTGCATGCTGCGGAGTATCTTTTTACCCTTCTTCCTAAGCGGCATCACCGTACTCCAATTGACGAAGAAACTCAGGATATTCCTCTTCTGGTATCCACTTCACCCCAACACACCAACACCTAAAACATTGATACGCTCCATACGTGACATTAAACGCAAGCTGCTGACAGTAACAATTCGCACATATAAACATTATCTTAGAAATCTTTCCAATAACGCACCTATTACACCCAGTATACCTGTGCCTCCCCCGACTAGGGCTACTTTTTTCTTACGTCCGCCGCCTCCGTTACTATTTTCGTGCTTCTCCTGACTATTCTTGATGTCCTTTAACATTTCCATCATCCAGACCTGATTCACTTTAGCTCCGGCCATATGTTCGCCTTGCTCTGATATCATACTACTCATCTTGTTTATGTGCTCCCATAACGCAGATACGTTTCTATCATGAGTGTCTAATCTGTTTTCTGCAACCTCTGACCTAAGATCATTAGCTACATTTACGGCCTTTAGTTTTTCTTCTAATCTGGCGAGTCGAGCATCAGGAGATTCTGACATTGCCATCTACACCTCTATAGTCTCTTTATCATCGTGCGGCGCTGTAAGTTCCCGCGTCTGCCAATTCTGCTGATCTGCGCCTTGCGGATATTCCTCAAGCCTGCTGATCTCCTCGTTTGTGTTGACATGATATTTCCTTGCTATTAAGATAAGCTCTTCAAAGCTGCTGTCCTTGGCCTCTCCGAAGAAGCCCTCCAATATCTGAAGTTGCTGTGGTGTGTATAGAGGTCGGATTTTATTTAAATAGGTGTGTTCTTCCTTAGTCATTGTATCGGGACTATGTAGGGCTTTCACGAATACCTGCTCATCCTTCTCTAAGCCCAACTTCATGTTCCTGATAAAATCTAATCTTAAGGACTCCCG